ATCTGCATCAGCGCCTGGTTCAGGAGAAAAAAAGTCCTATTCCGATGATACTATGTGGAAACCCGAACTTGATAAAACAGGTAACGGTTTTGCAGTAGTTCGTTTCCTACCAACACCCGAAGGAGAAGAAATGCCATGGGTCAGTTATTTTGACCACGGTTTTCAAGGCCCTGGCGGTTGGTATATTGAGAAGTCTTTGACTACTCTTAACAAGAAAGACCCAGTGTCAGACTACAACTCTCAGTTGTGGAATACTGGTGTTGAAGCAAATAAAGAGATTGCACGTAAACAAAAAAGACGTTTACATTATGTGTCTAATGTCTATGTTGTTTCCGACCCTAAAAATCCTGACAACGAAGGTAAGGTTTTCAAATACCGTTTTGGTAAGAAAATCTTTGAAATGTTGAAAGAAGCTATTTCACCTGCATTCGCAGACGAACAAGCAATCAATCCTTTCGACATAAGAGGAGAAGGTGCAAACTTTAAAATTAAAATCAGAAAAGTTGACGGTTACTGGAACTACGACAAATCTGAGTTTGATTCACCAGCACCTTTATTTGCAGAAGAAGAGAAACTAGAAGAAGTTGTTTCTTCTCTACATTCTTTATCTGCTATTATTGCACCCGAAGAGTTCAAGTCTTATGAAGAACTTAAAGAAAAGTTTGACAGAGTCTTAGGACTGACTGGTGCAACTTCAACCTCTACTGCAGAGTCCATTGCTGAAGACCTTGACGAAGTGCCTTGGTCAGACGTGAACAAGGAACCCGTTGCAGAGGAACCTGTAATCCAATCTGCTGATTCTAATGATTCAGAAGACGCAATGGATTACTTCAAGAAGCTTGCTTCTGATTCGTAAGCAGAAGTAACTTCGGGGGGTAGTGACTATTTTATGTGTCCTTGAGTGCACTACCCAGTTGAACTAAGACCGTGGATAAAAATCTGAGGGGGTACTTAGTTAGGGAAAGGCAGATAGTCAAAATGGCGGATTTGTCTGTAAAGAGCGGGACTGCAGTAATGCGTGGGGCGACTTTACACTTTTTAAGAATATGAAAAGCGAATACTATAAAAACATATTACCATTCAATGAGAACGAAAGAGTGGTTGACCAATTTGGTTGGACTCCTCTATCAGTCATAACACCAACAAAGTCTTCTAAATCCAATTGGGAAGACGCTTACTTGACTGCATACGAAGAGAAGAGAGGCGAATGTCCTAGACTACCAAACGGTTTAATGATGTCTGAATTCCACGCAGGATTGTGTGAGAACATTGTTCATTATTGGAGTATGGTTGGTGATACAATTGTTGACCCATTTGCAGGCAGAATGACAAGAGCATTTGTATCTGCTTCATTAGGAAGAAACTATTACGGGTATGACGTATCACCCACAACAGTAAACAAAGTTAAAGAAGAAATGGGAAGGCATTCCTTTGACGGTCACTATGATATTGTAGAAGGTGACGGTTGTGAAATGTCTCATACTGATGATGAATGTGCACAATTAGTTATGACTTGTCCACCGTATGGAGATATCGAAAGATATGAAAGTGCAGACGGACAGTTATCAGATATACGAAGTTATACTGAGTTTCGTAATCGTATAGAAGTATGTGCCCAAAATATAGAAAGAGTTTTAGTGCCTGGCGGATTTTGTGTATGGGTATGCGGAGATTGGAGACGGGACGGTGAATACATACCCTTCCATTCTGATTGTATAAATATGTTCACAATGGCAGGTCTAAAACTTCATGACGTTATTGTTATGAAGAACGACACCATATTTGCAGCTTTACAAATGGGTAAGTGTGCAAGTAAAAGATATACTAGTAAAGTACATGAGTACGTTCTAGTGTTTCGCAAACAAGGGGAGTTAGAAGTTAACTCAGATAAAATAAGAAATAAGGAGCAGTCGTCACTGACTGATTTTTTTGAATAATAATATTATGCCACAAGTAACACCAAGACACGATAAAAAAAGGAACAAGACAGAATCCTTTGACCAAATGCTTAGACGTTTCAAAAAGAAATGTGAAAGGGCAGGTATCGTTGCGGAAGTACGTAGTAGAGAATACTATGTAAAACCCAATCAAAAGAAACATGAGGATAATCAGAAACGTAAGAGACGTAATTACCTTGATAAGGTAAGAGCAGAACAATCTGAAGCACGTAGAAAACTTACGTCAAGATTTTATTAAACCATGTCTAAAAGAATCCCACAAAAACCTAAACCTAGGTTACATAAAGAGTTGTTTGAAAAAGACTCACCTTATGGTCATAAGGTACAAAGAGATAAAACCAAATATAAAAGGAAAGACAAATATCCTGCGCCTAATTATGAAGGCCCATGGAGTAAAGAATTAGGTTATTAAGCAGGAACTGCTGATAATCTAGAACCAGTTGGGTCTGTATCTCTTGGGGTTGGAGTTGTTCCACCTTTAATTGTAGTGTTAGACATTTGCGTAGGTGCATTGTTTATTGTAGTTACTACTGCCTGATTAGTTGCTTTTGCTTCACCGTCTCTAACTTCTTGAGTTTCCGCTTTCAGTTCAGCAGCCCTTGTTGGGTCTGCCGCCATGATATCTTGAGCAGTCGAACCAGTCGCAGTACCTGTGAATCCACCACCACTTGTTACACCTTCATCTCTCAATACGTCCATGTACTTATCAGTGCTTTCAAACTGAACCATTTCTTTTCCGTCTTCACCTGATACCGTGGTTGCTTTAGCATAACCTAACTTAACTTGTTCTTCGGTTGATAGATTATCAATCTCTTCTGAGGATAATGCTTGTTGAGAACCACGTTGAATTGCTTCTACGTTTGCAGGTTCTTCTTTATTCATTGGTGGTGGTGGGTCTGAACCTTCACCCCAACCTAACCAATCTAGAATCCAGCCAGGCAGAACCTTTCGTGCGAAGTCATAAAGTATTTGTCCTATGTCTACACCAAATATACTCTTAAAGAAATCACCAATTGCTCTAAACGGCATCATTATCAAATCCCATAGACCACCAAGTATATCTTTAATTCCTTGGAACATTAAATCAAAGTCCCCAGTAAAGAGTCCAACAAAGAAGTCATAGAATCCACCGAATATGCCACCTATTGTTTCTATGATACTCATGAAGTAACCTACCACTGTATCGATAACATTTCTAAATCCTTCTGAATTATTATACAGGTAAATTGCACCTGCGAGTAATATCAATGCAACTGCACCAATTAATAATGCAGGGACTGATAATCCTAAAGCAGCTGCCAACATTGATACACCAGTTGCGACTAGTGACGCACCAGCAGCTAAAAGACCTGTTAGTAGTGTGAAAGTAGAAGCTAAGAATGAACCGAAACCTCTAAGTAGATTCATTGACCCTGCTTTAAAAGCCATAAATCCTTTTTTAGCTCCTTCAACTCCTTTACTCCAACCACTCTTGATACCGTCCATTAAGTTTCCAGCACCTTCTTTCATGCTGTTCCAAACTTTACCTAGGTCACCATTCAATTGTTCAGTTACTGCACTGAGTCCACCTTCTTTGAATGTTTCACCAAGACCACTGAAATAAGTTCCAGTTGCTTTGAGTCCACTCATGATACCAGCACTTACATTCTCTATTCCTGTTTTTAATCCACCTGCAAGATTTTGTAATCCACCGACAACGTCACCAAATAAGTCTTGATTACCAAATAGTAAACCAACACCGTTTATCTTTGATACTACAGAATCAAAAGTATCCATAAGGTCGAAACCTGTAAGTTCTTTTAATCCGTCACTGAAATCACTTAATCCTGAAGCGGTATCATTTAAAGTACCGTCAAGTATTTTATCAAGTTCTGATTGGTATTCGTCTCTTTTTTCTTTTTCTGATTCGATTGCTTTATCGAATGTTGCAGTAATCTCACCTGCTTTTTTAGCACGTTCTGATTCTAACGCTTCTCTTTTTTCAACAAGTGCGTTAAGAACTGCACCTTTAAGTGTACCGTCTTTAGCACCTTGGATTTCTTTCTCTTTGAGTTTACGAAGTTCTGAATCCATTTTACCTAGAACATTGGTTGACTTTTCTGCTGTTGCAAGTCTATCAGCACGTTTCTGTTCTAGGTCATTTAGTTCGTCATTGACTTGTTTAAATTCGGCAAAATTGATATTACCTAACTGACCTTCACCTGTTTTCAATCCGTCTGCTACCATACTAAGAGTGTCTCGTACTTTTTGAGCTGCGAGTGCACCCTTGAAAGAATCTCTTGAGGAATTTCTAAAGTTAGCTGCATTAAGAGCTATCTCTTTATTGTTTTCCTTAAGAGAATCTACAATGTTTTTGAATGCAGGTTTAAGAGACGCTGACGCCTCTTCTATCTGTTTGTTAATATCGTCTGCCATTTATTTACTTCTTCTGATTGTCAGAGTCGTGTTCTTTAGCTGCACTGTTCACGTATAGTCCGAACCATGCGGCCCCAGCACCAACTAGAATACTAATAAGACCCGACTGTTCCATTGTGGGTGCTTCTAAATCTAAGAACCACATAACAACATAATAAATTAAGAATATGTAAACACTCAAGAATGCTCTTGGCCATATTCTCCATGAATCCACTGTCTTTGCTAGAAATATCCATTTCTGCCATGGGTTCTTTTTGTCGTCATGTTCCAGTTCCCAAATCTTCTGCTTGAGTTCATTGTTCTCAGTAACCATCTCCATAAACTTACTTAAGTCTATCTCGACTTCGTTACGACTCATGTCCCCCGAAAATTGGTCTCTATCTGCCATGTTTATCTCCTTTGCGATTTCATTTTCGCTTGTTCTGCTTTATGCCTTTCTTGTTCTTCCTTCAAGAACTGCAAGAGTAACATGATATAGATTTCCCTTTCCCATGGCATCATATTTTCAAGTTCGTGTAAACTATAATTATGATGTTGCATCAACTGAAAGTTAGTATTGTAATAATTGACTACACTTTCATGAGAAAGGCAAATTAAAAAAAACTTTGGAGGCCCTCCATGGTACGAGACTGCTTTGTACCACATACTTTACATGTGTACTCAGCGTCATAGAACACTTTCGGCATATCGTCAAAATAACCACCAAGTTTTTCTATTTGTGGGAACGTTAAGTTGTCCACAAATTCACTTAGTTCTTTAGTTGATACATCATCTGTAGTATATACATTTTCTGCATCAAATATTTCAACAATACACTTCTTCAACATTTCAATTGGTTGTTCTTGTTGAGATATCTTTTGTACACTTTCCATTGTGTTCCAATCAGGATACCTCAATATAACACCCAGTTCATCAGTAATCATAATCTTGGGTTCTACGCCCTCAGGTTTAGTTGTTTGTACTTCGTCTAGATTTACAACAACCTCTCCTGTACCATTGCACTCTTCTTCTTGACAAGTCAGATTAATCTTAACTGTTTCACCAACTGATACCGCTCTTATTTTTATGAACAAGTATTCGATATCGAACATTGGAAGTTTCTCAACGTCCAACCATTCATTCTCTTGATAAGCAGTTACGCTTTTAATCATTGACTTGATAGAATCAAGTGACCTCTTTTGGTCTTCACCCTCTTTCGCAATTACTAAAGTCTTTTGTTCTTTAACAAGAAAAGGTCTGAATTTAACTTCTTGACCATTACTTGGTAGCACGCACGTATACGTAGGTGCCGACTGTATTGGTAATGCCATAATTTATCCTCTAATAATATATTAACCGCCTCTACCGAATACATTATCAATCTTACCAAGATTAGTATCCAGTGAAGTCAGTTTATTCAGAAGTTTATCACCTTTACCACCAAATCTAGAAGCGACTGATAGTCCTTCCATGACGGCATTAAGTGCTCTCCTTCCTTTATTTAGTCCTGATAGTTCAGGTGGTTGCGTATATTCTACGTCCCACCCACGATACGCAATAGTGCACCCAAACTTTAATATACTATCAGGAGTGTTTGAGTCTAATGCCATTGCGTCAAAAACTTTTGGGTAACATTCATATAACTTATATTTCAATGCAGAGTTACCGTCAACCCTGTATTGTGTTATATGAACTTCACCTATGTAATCGTTATAGTATGCAAAGGTAGGTTGTAATTGATTACCTTCCCCTGCAGTGTATACTAAAGACTGCCATGCTTCGATTATTAATCTGTCAGCGAATGTTTGGTCGCAGAAAAAAGAGAATGCAGTTTCACCACCGTCATTCACTGCGTGAGGCATTGACCTCTTTTGACCATACTCACCCCACATGGTTCCTTCTATTGTTCTGCCTGGCAATGAAGCAGAGTCACAACGTAAACCTTCTAAAGATAATCCCTGTGGGCCAAAAAAGTCTGCTTGAAATCTATTCGCTCTTGCACCGACATCAAAGTTTGCTTTGAACTTATCGATTGCAGTTCCTTTATCGTTCCCACTTAAAAAGTTGGAAACACCTTGTTTTACTAAATCTCTTAATGCCATTAAATTCTTCCTAGTGATTCTGCGTATACTGTATTCGCATTCACGTTAAATTTGGTTGTTGGTAACATGGATATTAAATCATAATATTCAGATTCTACTTTCTTTATGTAACTCTTAAAGTATCCATATTGATATTGTTTTATACATGGTTTTGCCCACCTTAGTTTTCCGACTGACTTTACCATTGCATAATTTACATCAAATACTCCTTCTGAAACATACTCATACATAGCGTCCAGTAATCTAATTCTATATCTTGGTGCTAAGTAATGTAGGTTCAATCCCATGAAACCATTTTTATACTTCTTAATAGGAATGCACAAAGGAAAGTAGTCCCAATATGGGAGTTTGTCCTGCGTCTTTGCGTCATAAAAGAACATATACATTTGTCCTAGTTGAAGCGCTCCCTCAGTATCAAATTCGTCCATTAAGGAAGTAGACCGCACTCTTATCTGTCTTAAATTATTACGGAACCAGTTCATGGATTCGATACTTCTTGCTCTTAGTTCAGCAGGTTTCTCGTTTTGTAAATCGTCCAATAGTTGTCCCATACAACTATTTATGCATTTAAGTCAAATGGTCTTCCGTTAATATTCTAAATTTTAATCTTCTTTCTTTACAATATGATTCAGCTGCTTTAAACTTTGCCTGATTGACTGCGTATGTCTGTGCTTCCATAAGATATCTTTTAGAAACTCTATGTTGAGGTTTTGCAGGTGGTTTGAGTTGTTTCTTAGGTTTGACCTCTATGATTTCCCGTACAGTTTGTCCCGAAGCATTTACGTACTTAATATAGAAGTCAGGAAAGTATCTGTGAGGTTTTCTATCTAAGGGTGATATGTAAGGAATGACTACTTCTTCTGAACCCCATTCAATGATATTGGGGTTTGAGTCAGCGTAAACCATGAATCTACGCTCCCATAATGAACGATAGAAGATTTTCGTAGGGTTTCCTTTATATTTTTTATAGTTCTTAGGTTTAAACTTGCCACTGTAAGACATAAATAGATATATTACCAATTAATAATTAACGAAGGTATTTATGGCAATAAGCAAACTATTAGATAAAGTCAATCAAGCGAAGTCTGCTGTAGAGTCTGTAAAAGGTATCAAAACCAAACTCAAAAACATTGATAAGACAACCGTACTAGACCAATTAGGCGAACAAGCAGAAGAAGCTAAAAGAACTTTAGAGAAAAGAAGGTCTTCATTAGAGAAAAACCTTGACGCAAGAAACAAAGGTAAGGCAGTTGCAAAGTCAACACCTTCAACCGCAGATATAGATTTAATTTATCCACTGTATGACCAACTAGACAACTACATTGTTTTCCAAACTAGGGCACGTGAAGCAAGAGACGGGAAGAATGGAAAGAATTTACTATCAAAAGAGAATGTAGAGATTGCATTGTATCTTAGACCCGAACATTTAGCAAGTAACTTTACAGTTAACTATAAGACTCAAGGATTCGGTGCAGGTATTCGTGGACTTGCAGATATGTTTGACGGTGGAGAGACAGGAAACTTCTTTGGTGAAGGTGGTTCACTAGAACAATTTGGTGCGGAAGTTAAAAACATGGCAGGAGCTGCCGTAAACAAACTTATGAATTCTGCTACGGGTGATTTTGTAAACTTTAGTGCTGGACGAGCAGTAAATCCAATGGAAGAACAAATGTTAGAAGGAATAGGTTTCCGTTCTTTCTCATTCCAGTATGAATTCTATCCACGTTCAGAAGAAGAGGCAGATATGGTACAACAAATTATGTACTATTTCAGAACTGCAATGTTACCTGATACATATGGAACTGCAGAGACAACAGAAAACGAAAACTTCTTTAACTATCCAAATGTGTTTGACGTATCATTCGATGGCCCAATCGCAGAAAGACTAGACGGATTTATGCCTATGGTTTGTACTGGTTGTGATGTCCAACATGGAGATACAGAATTAGGTTTCTTTGAAAACGGACAACCAACAAAGTCTGCTATGAAGATAGACTTTACAGAAATCAAAATTGTTACTCAAGAGAACTTCCAAGTTATCTCACCAATCGGTGATAAAAGTATTACACCTACTGATTATAGTATCACGGATAGAAGGACGAGAGGAGACTAATGGCAAACGAACTATTTAAGAACTTTCCCGAAGTAAGATACACACTCAGTAATGGAAAGATTGTTACAATCAAAGACTTCTTTCGTAAAGCAAAGTTAGAAGGAACACAACTTAATCAAGTAATCGATTATACATTTTACGAACTACAAGAAGGCGAAAGACCTGATGTAGTTGCGAGTAAGTTATATGGTAATGGCGATTTGCACTGGACATTATTTCTTGCAAATGAAATTACTAATTATTATGATTGGTATATGGATACTCCTACATTTGAAAATTATATGAAATCCACATACCCTGGCCAATTTTTAGTTGCGTCTACGAGTACAGACATAGTATCTTCGACTTCTAAATTTTTAATTGGTGAAGATATAACTCAAGGAACACGCAAAGGTAAAGTTTTAAAAGTTGACCCAACTTATAATAGAATTTTAGTAGAAACAACAAATGGCCAAAAATTTGTGGCCAACCAAGCGGTTACGGGTACGAGTAGCACTAAGAGTTTTACACCCAGCAGTGTAAAAAACGGACAAGACGGTGTTGCATATTACTATGACCCTGACGCAATCGATAAAGGTTTTAGATATAACAACAATACTACAGGAACCTATCAACCAAGAACGTATTATCAAAAAGAATACGAAGACAACGAAGCGAGAAGAAAGATAAAAGTTATCAGACCTGAGTTCATACGAAGAGTGGTATCTGAGTTTGAACGTGTAATGAGTGTATAATGACTGAAAAGAAAAACATGCAGGGTGGTGTATTCACCATTGACGCAATTAATCTAGTAAACCAAGAAGGCGAGTCTGTAGACATACAGGGTCTTGTCCTATCTTTTCGTCTTTATGAAAGTATCTACAATAAGTTTGTCACAGGTGATATCAATATCATAGACGGTCTTGACCTGTTAAAGAATTTTAAAATTACGGGTGACGAGTACATACGTATTGCAGTCAAACAAATTGAAGGTATGGGAGAAGAAGCTTCCAAAGAGTTTACCATAGACAAAGACTTGAAAGTCTACAAGATAAATTCAATCAACAGGGTAGACCAAGCAACACAAGCTTATGTTTTAAAAGTATGTGACCCACGCATGTTTACTGCTAGAAATACTAGAGTATCTAGAGTCATGCGTGGTTCATATGATAAAATGTTACAGAACGTTCTTATTAATGAAGGACATATGAAAATAGACGAGTTCGTGCATTGGGAAGATTCAAAACCTGATAATCAACAAATGGTTGTACCCAACTGGACGATTGATAAGTTTATAGACTTTACAGTCAACAATGCAGATAAAGGATTAGAAGACAAAGCAGTATATAGAAATGGTATGTTCTTTTATCAAACACTGAACGGTGGATTCGTTTTTAAAAGTATTGATACAATGTTTCAAGAAGAGTTTCCACTTAAATTCTCATATGGTTCAAGACAGGGAGATACAGAAACTGCAGACGTGGACGCAAATGCTGAAGGTGGTGTTAATACAGTTATTGAAGCAATCGAAGTTCCGCAAAGAGCAGATACATTGAGAGGAATGGTTGGTGGTGCGTATGCGTCAACACAAATAACTTATGACCCAATAAGAAAGGTTGACGAAATAGACTTGTATTCTATTGACGAACTATTCAATAGAAATGCAGAAAATCATTTATCAGGTTTTCCATTAATTAGAACAGGTGACGAGAATGAAGTCTTTGAAAAAGTATTTACAACAGAAAATGTAACGGACGCAAAAGTATCTCCGCCAACCACAGAAAAAGATGTTGATACTAATTTAGGTCACAAATATGATTCATTAAAAATCTACGATACCAAAATGGTACATTCTTTTGACAATGCGGATAAGTTAGATACTGATGAATCATTTAAAGGCTGGTCTGCTAAAGTTGACTCAGGTAAATTAGAACGTAGAGCAATGTTAGAGATACTACAACAGAACAGAATTATAATCACAATACCTATGAGAACAGATTTAAGTGTAGGTACAGTTATACAATTAGATATACCACCACCGCAATCTTCAACAGGTGGTGTAGATATTTCAGATAAAATGAATGACAATAGATACTTAATTACAGACATATGTGTTAACGGTGTTCCTGCTGATAAGGTAGGAAAATGTTTTGTTGAGTGCGTGAAAGAAAGTTATGCTAAGAAGATTGCAGACTATACACCATTAGATAATTCAGCACCACCGAGGGAAGTATGATAATAAGATTCTTAAAGACACTTAAAAATTGGGTAGACCCAAACTATTGGGCAAACAGAATAGGTGAAAAGAGTGGCGCATATGATAAAGCACGAAACAGTAAACTCAGACAATGGGTAGATAGTTTAGAAGGTTGGCATTGGTGGGCATGGCAATTAGGGCCTTGTCTTTTGATTTTTATATTTTTAGAAATAGTATTGAATCAATTTGGTATGACAATGTTACCTTGGAGATAAAATGAAATTTTGGTACGGGATAGTAGAAGATAGACAAGACCCATTAAAGATTGGTCGTGTGCGTGTGCGTGTACACGGAGTGCATACTCATATCAAAGACCAAATCTCAACACCTGATTTACCATGGGCGCAAGTAATACTTCCAACAACAGAAGCAGGACTCTCAGGATTCGGAAGAGGTAACGGTCTCGTAGAAGGGTCTACGGTATTCGGTTTTTGGAGAGACGAAAACTATATGCAAGACCCAGTGGTTCTTGGTGTAGCAGCTGGAATGCCTGCACAGGGTTCTCGTATTACAATCAAAGACGAATTAATACAGAGAAAGATTGAAGACGGATTCAATGACCCAAGACGATTAACAGTAGCAGACTATGCTGAGACGCCAGACGGGGAAACACCTACGCATGACAGGACTAGAACTTTTGGATTGACTACTGCATTAGATACCGCACCAAAACACGTCAAGTCTCTCACGCTGAACTATGACGGAACAGGTTCAACAATAGAAGAAGTAGAACTTACCAAAGATGATTTACCTTACTATCCAAGATACTATGACGCTTCGGATTTAAATGATAACACAACAGGTATCGCAACATATACACATAGAAGTTTTACAAAAGTTGTAGACGATAAAGTTGAGAATCTAAAACACGTAAACACAAAAGAAATCTTTACAGACAATACAAAGAAAAGAGTAGTAGACGAAGAATGGGCATTTCCAGTATCACCTGCTAAACCAGTATACCCATATAACAAATCCATGACTACAGAGTCAGGACATATCGTTGAGATAGACGATACTCTTGGTGTAGAAAGAATGGCACTCGAACATAGAAGTGGAACGTTCCATGAGATACACCCTGATGGTTCAGAGGTAACTAGAATTGTAAATGATAATTATACTGTAGTTGCAAAAGACAATAAACTAATTGTCGGTGGTGACGTAGACGTATCTGTCGAAAAAGGTAATGTTAGAATTGCAGTAGCAACAGGTAATGCAGATATCTATGTAGCAGGACATACAGATTTAATGGTAGACGGGAACGTAAATGCAAACATAGGTGGAACATTAGATGCAAACGTGGTTGGTAATACAACATTCACTTCACCTGAAACACTTATGACTACAAACTTAACAGTTGACGGAACAGTTCATATCACTGGTGCTCAAACAAATGATTCTACAATACATGCAACAGGAGATATATCAACAGACGCTGGAAACGCACCGACTCTTGCAACACACAAACACAAATACGTAACTAGTGCTGGTGTCCCAACAAACACAACAATTCCTGATGCATAAATTTAGAGAGGTTGTATAAATAGAAGTATGGCAGACTTAAAATCACAGGGACAAAACGTTGCAGAAACAAAACTATATGCAGATATAGATTTTAGGTTTAAACCGCACCCAGTTACTGGTGACGTTACTATCAAATATGATACAGACGCTGTCAGACGTGCAGTTAGAAATATCGTTCTAACTAATTTTTATGAAAGACCCTTCAAACCAAGTTTAGGGTCTTCGTTGAGGAATCAACTTTTTGAATTAAACACAGATAGGAAAGTAAGAAGACTTGCAAAAAGAGTTCAAAAGATTATAGAAGACTTTGAACCAAGAGTAGAAAATGTAAAAGTCTTACTAGGTGACGTATCAGATAGAAATGAAATGAACGTTACTATTTTCTACAACATAAAGAATAGTACCCAAGGGCAGGAACTAGATTTCACTGTTAACAGGGCAAGATAGAGGACACTAAATGGCAGTTAAAAGTTCATCACTAAATGTAACTGATTTAGACTTTGACGATATAAGTCAAAATCTGAAAAGTTATTTAAAAGGACAAGATAGTCTAAAGGATTATGACTTTGAAGGTTCAACACTTTCAATGTTAATAGACTTACTTGCGTATTCATCACATATCGGGGCAGTAAATACAAATATAGCTGCTTCAGAACTATTCTTAGATTCCGCACAGATGAGAAAGAACGTTGTATCACGTGCAAAAGATTTAGGTTTCGTCCCTGCTTCAGAAACTGCCTCTACAGCAATCATTGACCTAACTATGAATAACGTAAGAAATGCAGACGGTACATATCCAAGTGCAAACGATATGACTATCCCAGCAGGAACAAGATTTTCAACTCAGTATGACGGTAAAGCATATAACTTTGTTGTAAGTTCAGGTGTAACACCTCAAGCAAACGGAAAGAGTTTTACTTACACAAATGTAAATTTAAAACAGGGAACAAATGCAAGTGACGTTTTTGTTTATGATAGACAACTTGCAAATCCTAAATTTGTATTGAGTCAACCTAGAATCGACAGAACTGCAATGACGGTATCTGTAAACTCAGGTGGTACAAGCACTGCATATGCACTTGCAAGTGACATATCAAATATCCTTTCTACCAGTGAAGTATTTTTTACTCAAGAAAACGAAGACGGATATACAGAAGTATATTTTGGTGATGGTAGTATTGGTAAAGAATTAAATGACGGAGATATTATTACAGTTCAATATACAATTGTAGACTTGACTCATGCTAATGGTGCTAACACATTTACTCTTTTAGATAACATTAATGGTTTCTCAGATTCAACAGTTGTAACTACAAGTATCGCACAGGGTGGTGCGGAAAAAGAAAGTGTTGAGTCAATTAAATTTAAAGCAACAAAATTCTATTCTTCACAAAACAGATTGGTAACATTGAATGACTATAAAGCAAAAGTATCAGAGTATTATCCAAATGCAGACGCAGTAGCGGTATGGGGTGGAGAAGATAATGACCCACCTGAATATGGTAAAGTTTTTGTTGCAATCAAACCTTTAAACAGTGATTACTTATCAGACGTAGAAAAGAATCAAGTCAAAGCAAATCTAAACAAACTAAACGTAATCACAGTTAGACCTGAAATAGTAGACCCTGAAATTATTAAGATTATGCTTTCAACCGTATTTAAATACAATGAAAAGGCAACAGATTTAACAAGTGGTGAGTTAGAAACTTTGGTTAAGGACGCTATCATTAAATATGATAGAGATAACCTTAACAACTTTGATAGTATATTCAGACATTCAAATCTTCTAAAAATTATAGACGAAGTTGATAGTTCTATTCTATCAAACATATCTAACGTGAGATTAAAACTCAAGAAAAAGATTTTGTTACTAGGTCAAACTGCTGGAATAGTAGTAGACTTTGGTAACCCGTTGTATAACCCACACAGTGGACACAATAAACATGCTGGTGGTATTACTTCGACAACAGGATTTTACATTAGTGGCGATGCATCGAATATCATGTATTTTGATGATGACGGTGAAGGTAATATTCGTAGGTTCTATCTATCAGGTTCTGTAAGAGTCTATCAAGATAATCAAGCGGGTACTATCGCATACGGTACTGGTAAAATGACAATCAATGCTCTGAACATAACTTCAACAGTTAATTCAGACAATACGATTGACTTCACTTTAATACCTAATTCAAATGATGTTATTGCAAAGAGAGGTTCGTTAATCGATATCTCTTCTGCTGATATCAAGGTCACAAGTGAATTGGACACCGTTGCAAGCGGTGAATCGAGTGCTGGTGTAGGATTTACTCCGACATCAACCTCGACTTATTAACCATGGATAAAGTGGTCAGGAGTCCCC